ACTAGGAAGGCTTATCCCGTAACGCTTTTGGATAATGTCGCGTCTTTTATAGACATTAGTGACATCCATGCCCAACTCTTTAGCCGCATGAGCTGGACTGCCAAGTCTTTTTAGAGCCTCAATTATTGACTCATCTGATATTTTTTTTCCTGCCACGAATACCCCCCAGTCGCATATAGTCAATAGGCCCATGCGAACTGGTATCGTACATACAAGCGATCTCTACCGCTTCCTGTACAGACTTGCCGCAATGCATCGCAGCAACCGCGTATGGCGCACCAGTCCCTATGGCCCAGTAATCGTTCTTAATACGCGCCGGGATGATGGTCCCCTCATAGATCCACAGGCCATCAGCTCGAAGCTCAAGAACGGTCACATCGGTATCGGAGTCCAGCTCTCCACCGGACTCCAATACTTGTAGCATTTTCAAGCATTTATCCCAATCTCCGCAAGCCCCGTATATGGAACCTTTGCCAAGTCTCAGTTTTTGCACGAGATAAAAGGAATCATCGCCGCTGACCATCGAATCTGCGGCAATTTCTCCCGTAGATGCTTTGGCAGCGATTGTGGTCATTTCTTACGCTTTAGCCAGTCTTGAATCGTACGCAATTCGTATATACGAAAACCCGTCCAGATAATCGTAAAAAGGGCTGCAATGGCCGGAAGTATCTCGGCGAGGGTTCCGATGACGGTTACGACAGAAATGGCGTCTACGGCGTGTTTTGCGCTTTCAGTTGCCATTTGCCACTACCCATGAGGTTGTTGCTTCATCCCATAAAATGTTGGACATTATTTATCCTTTTAATATAGGTTGTAAATTTAGATCGGAATATGTTTTATAAACGTCTTCCATTTTTGCTTGTTCAAATACACTATAAACAAGCGTTTTGAATTCTTCCTTGCTTATTTGTGCATTTTCAAAAGAATTTCTTAAATTTTGCACCTGTGCTGCCAATTCTGTTTGCGTCATAAAAAATTCTCCTGTTTTTTACAGATTGATTGTTTGGTCTGCGCCTGTATAACTCAACACAATCCATGAACCGCCATCCACTCGATACACACAAGCACCATTTCCTCCCGCAGTTGGGGTTCCAGACGCACCCCCGGTTCCACCAGTTGATGTTCCTGACTGATACTGTGCATCACCAGAATTTGTTGCCGCACCTCCGGTTCCACCAGAACCATCGTTTCCTTGTGTATTCGTAGTGGATGTTGCTGAACCAAGATAACTCGATCCACCGCCACCAGAACCTCCGTAATTTGGTTGTGGTGGGCTTGTATAACCTGCTCCTCCACCACCGTAATATCCTGCTCCTCCACTTCCACAGGTAGCGGTTGCATTATCCCCACCACCGTCAGGGCCACCACCATAAACCGCCCCTCCAGATGGCCCTAGCGCACCTGCACCACCTTGCAAGGCTGATCCAGCAGTCCCCAGATTAGCGCCACTACTTGCGCCACCTGCGCTTTGTGTGCCGCCAAAACCATTGGTTCCAGTTCCGTCTTTTCCTGTTGTGCCGCCACCACCCACACCGGGGGCACTGCCTCTGTTCCCAGAAGAGCCTGCTCCTGCAATTAGCAAAGCGTTTGCATGAGAGACTGATGTAAGAAATACTCCACAGTAACCACCGCCGCCCCCGGCTTTTCCTCCAGTACCAGCAGAACCGCCAGCACCCACAACAACTTTTAATGTTGTTCCGGGGGCAAAAGTTAATGTTCCTGCTACAAATCCACCACTACCCCCGCCATATCCATCACCACCAGCAGTTCCACCGCCTCCACCAGCCCATAGTTTGAAATCTACTGTTTTAATTGGGGGTTTTGCGCCCAAAAGCATTAAAGAACTGCCACTCATGACACGTTTCCTGTAATCACGCAAACGGTAGAAGAAATAAACAAAATAGTTGCTACACCACGAGTTGCTAGGGTTACAGATGCTTTATCGGTATCTGTGCCAGCAATGTAAGCCGTGGTAATTGTGCAGGTAATAGTGATATTACCCGTGGTGTTATTAAATACGGACACAACATCACCTTCTGCAAAGGTAGCATCAGGAATTGTAATACTACCGCCAGATCCTACTTGGACGTATTTACCAACATCGCCAACGGCAAGTGTATAAGAGCCAGTCTGAGTTCCCACGGCAGGGGCGTTACGATATCCGACCGTATAGTTACCACCGCCGTCAGGAAAAGTCACAGTCCGGCTTGCAGATAGGGTTGCCGGGGTCATTGTGATTGCGTAGGAGTTTGTACCGCCTGCCCGGCCAGCGATTACGATGGCGTCTTGGGTGCTTGCAGCTTCGGAACGGATAGCATTAGCAGCGCGGAAGGTCTGGGCGGCTGTAAAGGTACTAGCGGTGTCCGGCTTTACATAGTCCGTACCTGCTGTCGCTGTTGTTACCGCAGAGGTTCCAGCGCCTTTTAGGACCGCACCGGAAGTAAACGATGTTGCCCCAGTACCGCCGTTAGGAACGGTCAGCGCGGTCGTTGTAAGGTTGAGCGACGAGAACGTAGCACCATCCCCCTGAGCGCCGACTTGGAAGTCTTTAATCTGCTTCATCAACTCGCGGATGGCATTATTTACATCCGAAGGCAGCATACCTTCTGCAAGGTTGATGCTGTTGATGTCGGTGTTATTCGCTGCTGTTTGCGAATACTCGCTAATCTTTACTTTGGGCACGTTATTCTCCTAAAAGACCTTGCAATTGGCCTGACTGATATAAAAGATTGTATAACTGTGGATTGACTGCAAACGGGGCTTGTTGTGCGGCAACATCTAAACCGCGTGCAGTACGACCAGCAGCGTATGAAAGTTCACCCATAATTCTTGGTGATGACATTGCTCCAACCGCTAAGGCTTGTGGAATGTTTCCTGTAAGAGCAAACAATGCTCCTAATCCACCCCCGGTAATTTGTTGCAATCCCCGTGGTGTCAAAGAACTTAAAGATTGACCGGCAAGACCCGGCATAAACTCTCCGCCAACCTTTTGTAACTCTTTGGCAAGTTTTACACGCTGACCATAATTAGTTTGCACATTATCGCGCATTAAACTTTGCAGTTTACGCATTGCTGTATCTGTAGATGCTTTGTTTCCAATACTTAATGTGCGGCTAATTTCTCTAATTTGTTCACTTGCATCCGAATATGCTTTCATAGTTTTGGCATATGTTGGAGCTTGTGTTTGGATAGAAGATTTGATGGAATTGTAAACTTCACCAACAGCGGCTCTAGCAGTTTTTTGCTCAAACGGTATTCCTTCCAATACATCTCCAACCCGTTTTTTGAGGGCGTCTAAACCTTCTGGAGTTAAGAATGTATTTGGATCTGCGTTTCTCCACTCATCAAGAATCTTGCTTACATCATCTAATTCTTGTGCGGCGCGAACATTAACTACTTTGCCCTGATACTGGGTTTTGAGCCGAGCGTTTCCTAGGCTTTTGTCAATATCTGCAAGATCAAGAACGGTTTTATCTCTTTTGATATCTACCATTCCAGAGCGATATTCGGCTTGCTTTAGACGATTCATTTCCTCTAGGTTGGCCCTAGCAATGTCTAAAACTTCTGTTGGATCTGCCCTGCCAGTAATGTTGGCACGAAACTGTTCTGCGGTTTCTCCGCCGCGGCGTCCAGCCCCGAAAGCCTGAGATATTGCTTCTCTGCCGGCTCCTGTCTGCATCCCAATAATTGGAGCAACAACTCCACCAGCGCCGCGTGTAGTTGCGGCAATAGTACGGCCTGCAATGGCAAGCGGGTCTACTGCGGCGGCTGTGCGGGATAACTGCTCTGCTACGGCTAGTGGGCCTGTAATAGCACCTGCTGATACGGGAGCACCTGCTCTGCCAGCCAATACTGCTCCACCAGCACCCAATCTAGCGGTTCCAGCACCACCGGTTAAAAGTGTAGATACGTCAGCCAGTACGCCAACAGGGTCCGATGCAATGGCTCGTTTTGCACCTTCTACGCTGCCATAACGGTCAGCATAAAACTGCCCTACTTTGTTTGCTACTTCTCGGGAGGCTTTATCCTCTCCTATTGTTTGCACAACACTTTCTGGCAATACGTTTTGCAGGATACCAGCGCCCAAGTCTAAAACTGTTTTTGCAGTCTCGATTGGGCTAGTAACTGCTTCTGCTAATCCAGAAACTACTCCAGCAAAAGATGACGGAATGTTGCGGATAGCGCGGCCAGCGACTTCTCCAACGCCCATGCTAGATGTCAAGTATTCCTCAACAATATCACTAGGCTTAAAACCAGACTTTACGGCCTTTTGAACATTTTTGTTTTCTTCTGCTAAAACGGAAACAATATCGTCATCGCTGTATCCAGCTTTTTTTGCTTGGCGAATACGATAAGCAATCTCAACTTCTGGGCGGCTTTGTGTTGGAACTTGTGCATCCGCAAGCGGAGTGCCTACAAAAAAACCTTGGTTTTCGTCCATTATTGCCTCTGCGGGAATAACATATTTCTAAGCTGATTGCGAGAACCTGCCGGGGTTGCTGGTGCTGTTGGTGCGGCAGGAGCAACAGGCGCAACAGATAATGGTGGTTGACCAGCCGGAGATGCTCTACCGGCACTAATGTATGACGATTGCAATAGATTTTCTAGTCGTCTTTGTTTTCCAGCAATGGTTGCTTTGTCATCGCCAAGTTGCGGGAAGTATGCTTTTCTGTAACCTTCCAATTGTTCCCTTGTGTAAGCAGCACCAGTTCCCAATGTTAATGCAGCATCAAGAATATCTAATTGTGCAGCTTCAATTTGTTGGCGTTCTGCACTTGTTAATTTGTTAGATAAAAAGTCTGACCCGGTAACAAATTTAACCAAAGTTGGTAGAGCCTCTGGTGAAGCAGACGGGGGGCTTTGCTTGATAACCTCTGCCATTTGCTCAAGACCAAATTTAACGCGGTTAGCCAAAAACCCTGCTTTGCGCTCTTCTCCGCTTGGCATATTTATATTAGTTGCGCCAGCTTTTTTCATCTGCTCTTGAAATTCTGCAAATGTGCCTTTGAATCCTTGGCTGACGGCAAACTGATACTCTTGAATTGACGAAGGCAGGGCGCGAGGCTCTCTAACTAATAGTTTTGCGTATTCGGCAGGAGCAGAAATTCGCAGATAATCCATTACAGCCTTATCCGCGGCCATTGGGTCTGTAACTCTTTGTGTTGGCATACCCGCTTGAACAGCCTGCTGGGCAACCTGTTCTAATGACATTCCTTCCAGCTGCTCTGGGGCAATATTGCTCTGTTGAGCTCTAAAGCCTTGTGCGGTAGGTATGTTTACGGTTGCGCCAGAAATACTCTTTTCAAACTCTTCCCGGGCCTTGCGTTGACGTTCTGTTTCGGATTGTTTGGCACGCATTTCCTGAATCTGCATCCCTTGCAAGCTGCGTTTTAGGGTATCTTCAAACGACTGCTGATACCCTGCAACGCCTACTGGGCCAGCCTGACCAATTACCTGTCCAAGGCTAGGTCTACCCTGACCCGGAGCGCCGCGAGAGGCTTGCAAGGCTCCAAAGGCAAAGTTCAGCAAACCTGCCGCTTGGGCGCGTTGCTGTGCTGCGGCTTCTTGCTCTGGGCTTAATAGTCCTGCGGGAAGTCCACCGCCAAGAATGTCCATAAGTGTTGCCATAGTCTTATCCTAATAAACTAGCAAGATTGATAGGTTGTGGCTGAAATTGTGTACCAAGTAAGCCAGATGTGCGTGCTCGGGAAGCTAGAAGGTTTAATAGACCTGAGTAATCAACCATTCCCGGGGCGGTTTGTGCCACTTGTTGTGGTTGACCTTGTGGTTGTTCTGGCTGTGTTGTTAATTGTCTAACGGTATTAGCGGCACGCAAAACATCTCGTGGGTCTATTGTGGTTGGCGTTCCCTGTTGTATAACTGGTTGACCGAGAACCTCTGGTTGATTGATAAACGAACTCGGACTTCCAAGAACAGGTGTAGCCCCAGTAGGTGTTAATCCCAACTGTCCAATAGTTCCCTCATTAACTGGAACCGTAATTCCCTGACCTCCACCCATTGTGCCGATATTTGGCATGGTCGGTACTGTTAATCCGACCCCTCCAGTAGATGTCCCAAGCGAATAATCTATTGGTTCCATTCCAATAGTTTCAATAGGCGGCAATGGAGTTGGCCTAACCGATATTCCAGTACCACCACCCATTTCTGGAAGAGATGGCTGGAAGTTTACTGTGTCTAGTAACCCGGGTGTAGCGTTAATGATTGGCCCTGTAAGACCATAGCCAGTCTCTCCAACACTTGCCAACTCTGCTGGACCACCGCCGCCAGCATCAACAGCACCAGTAAACAAATTAGAAGCAGAAGATCCGGCAGCACTTAATAAACCACTTTGTAACCCTGCTTCGATGTCTCCTGTAGCAGCAGTTTTGATTGCGGTATTTATCGCGGAAGAAGCTAGAGTTTCTGCAACGGCTGGGCTTAAACCATAAGTTGATGATAAATATGCACCAAGTTGAGGCCCGAGATATGCCGCAAGGGCCATTGATATTGGCGGTAGTTTTACTAAATCTACTGCAAAATTAGCTAGGTCACCAAGAAAACCTCTGGTCGTATTTGGGTCTTGGAATGTAAATGTTTGCGGTTGAGAAACCGGGACTAATTTTCCGTCTTGTTGCGTGTAGACAACAACAGCGTGCTCCGGGGATTGCTCTACACCGCCTATACCAGTTTGTGTTGGGTCCCAAAACTGAGTTCTTCCTGTGACTGCAACCCTTTTATCTACGGCATTTACGGTGTCAAGGATTTGTTTGTCGGTAAGACTTCTAGGGTCAAAACCTATACTTTGGGCAGCATTTTGTAACTTTCCGGTGATGTCCTGCCACCGAGCAAAGTTCTCCATCGCATTAGAACCTTCGCCGCCTTGAGTATTAAATCTTTCGTAAGCGGCACTAACGCTGTATTGTGGGCCTTCTTCTGTATCTATGCGCTCTGCAAAACGAGTCTCGCCAGTATCAGGATCTTGCGTTGTGATTATTTTTCCAGCAGCAAAATCTGCTTTTGCTTTTTGTCCTATTTCAAGCAGGCGATCAATTTCGCTTTTGGAACCTTCAATTCCGTATAGACCAGCACCAGTTCTTATAGAACCTTGGTATTTAGAATTAGTACCCCATCCAAGTTCGTTTTCTGCGGTGTCAATTTTCTTGTAAAACTCGTCACCAAGCAGAGATTGGGCAACAGACGCATTTAAGATAGGCGCGTTGTTTTGGTAGCCGTATTGACCGGCTAAACCTCTACGGGATTCTAAGAGTGCCATTTATAGACCGTATCCTAAAAGACCACCAAGCCCAGCGCCAAGAATTGCTGCTTGCCCGGGTTGATTTAACGGTGTATTACCATAAAAACTACCGCCTAAATATCCAAGCGTTCCAAGTCCAATAGCCTGTCCGAGTCGGTTTGTCTGAGCCTGCGGCATGATCGCTTGTGATTGCCCCATCGGGGTTCCGTAGACGCTTGACAGATAACCTTGGAGTTGCTGGTACGGAAGTTGTTGGCCGTATTGGAATCGTTGGATCTGCTCTTGCAGGGGTTGGGCTGCAATTTGTTCTCTTGCGGCTCCAACCTGACCCAATGCTTGTGCTGGCAGGAAAGATGCTTGGAAGAAACTGGGGGCGGCTTGTGCCAGAGCTGACTGGGCTAACTGTGCTTGTTGCTGTAACCCACGCTCGCGGGTGTAATCCTGATATGCAATGTTTGTGCCAACATCGCCTAGTGCGCGACCGTATGCTTCTGTGGCGGCGGCTTGTGCGCGTTGCATTGCACCAGAACCGTAACGACCGGCACGAGAAAACCCGCTAGAGATCCCCGGAAGAATCTGGGATTCAAACTGTTGTGTAATCGGGCGGGTAGCGGCTTCAATTGCACGCTGTTGCATCGGAGAACCCTGCAGGAACCCTCCAGCGGCGGTCTGCCCTAGTTGCCCCAAGGATGCGCGATAAGCCTCTTGTGCGGCCTGTAGGGTGGGTTGTGCGCCACGGGCAAGAGCCTCTTGCTGGGAAAGCGCAGACATGGTTTGCTCGCTAGGCGACACAAACATCTGGCCCGGAAAGAGTTGTGGGCCTTCTCCGGTCAGGAATAGTTGTTGGGCGCGTTGGAGTCCAAGTTGCAAATATGGCTGAAGCGCTGGGTCAACCCGCGACTGTGTATTTGTACCCGCTGGTAACGGGGCGGGAAGATTGGCGGCAAAGTATCGAGACTGGACATCAGACAACGGAAGTCCTGTTGCTGTAGCCATTTGTTGTGTCGTGATGCCTTGTTGTTGCATTAGTTGGGCAATGTCACGGTCTGTAAGCGGCCGTCCTGCGGTAGTTTGCGCTTGATTCAAGGCCCCAAGAACAGAGCTTGGCGAGATTCCCGTGGACATAACTCCAGAACTAGCAGAGGCAGGAAATCCGGCGTTCCCGGGGATGGTAACCGGACCAGTTGGTGCGCCCGGAAGCATTTGCGGTGTTGTTGGAGCCATTGCCTGCGGAGTCATTGCCGCTTGAACACGGGATTGAACTTGCTCTAGCGGAACTCCGGTAACAGCAGACATTTGTTGAGGGCTGACGCCGTACTGTTGCATTGCGGCGGCAATCTGGGCGTCTGTAATGCTTGGGTTAGATTGCAAGAAACTGACAATTTGTTCATTAGTAACGGCCATATTGGTCACCCTACGATAACGTAATCAAAAGTTTTGTTGGCAATAGCATTTGGAGCGTGAGAAATAGTTGCGCTTCCGTTAGCCGTTGCAGACACATACGGGTCAAAGTAAACATTGCTGGTATATCCGTTTGTGGATAAGTAGTGCATGGTTGCAATTACAGACGGTGTTGCAGGTCTGGTTGGGCTGCTTCTCGTTGGTATTTGCTCTAATGACACATCGGTACTGGTTGCGCTCCACATAATCTCTATGTAATCGTCTTTTGCAAGGTCAACATATAAATTTAACGCAGCAATTAAACGTCCGTCTGCACCGCCGTGACTGTTAGGAACCGAAAAGTCGCTGTTGCTATTTGCAATGTCTGTGCCGTTTTTGCGAAACCAAATGCTTGCGTCTTGAATTTGTACGTTGACGTTGTTTAACTGTGCGCTGAACTGCAAGTTATAAATTCCAGAAAACCCGGCAACTAGCCGTGAGTTGTTGGATAACGTCACGCCATCTGAGAAGTCCGTGGTGTCATACGTCATCGCGTAGGCAGTTGTCGTGCTAGCAGCCGTTTGGTCTTGTGTGCTGCTAAACGAACCGTAAGGAAACTCTTGGCTTGCCGCTGTCTGCGAGGTCGGCAATAAAATTACTTTGGAGCCGTAGCCAATCCGCGCATCGGTAATCGTTGTGGTAGTCGCGCCACCCGTAGCAATTGTGACCGACCCCGTGTTGTTGGTCTTGCCATTCATAATGTTGTTGACCACCTCGGAAATCTCACGAGGCGATCCACCCTGATATGGCAATACGCGAAATGTCATCGTCTACCTGCTGGCACTAGGTCAAAGTCAATACCAATAGCGGTTGTCCACGACCCCGTGGGCTGGACAGATAAACGATGGTAGCGGCCGGTTGACTTAAATGCGGCACGACCTTCGCTATCTGCGGCAGTATAACTTCCAAAGGTTATAGAATCCACAAGTCTATTTCTCGTGGCAACTGCAACCTGTCCTGCGCCACCGTCTACCAATGGACGGGTCATGTTGATCGTGCTTACCTGACCTTGTGTCTCTAGGTCTCCGGTTTGTATGGTTGCGGTTAGCGGTGATCCTGAGAATGTCACGATCTTGGCCCCACTACCGCCAACAAACTGCGACTTACCACCCGTCCAGATACGGGAGTCAAAGCTCGTAGAGATGGTGTCCACCGTACCAAACACATCCAAAGCCTCTAGCGTGTAAGCGGGTGTAGCGGATTGCGCCACAAATCCTATGGTTGTCTCGCCACGAGACCAGCGCTTTGTCTCAAAGTTGTGTATTAGGAGACTGTCTACGTTTCCGTTGCTTCCAGAGGACGGGTATGCCCAGACGATCAGGTTTTTGATCGGATCAACCGTTGCCGACATCTTGTAAGAATATGCTTCGTCCAAGTCCGAGAAGAAGAACCGATCAATCTTCTCCGCGCCAATCCCAATGACTTGCGTGCCGTTACAGGCGTAAAAACCGTCATCCCCGAGGAAGTAGGTAATCCCCTGATACTGGACGATGGAGTTAGCCTCAAAACACCCCAGATTACGGGAGATGTTGTCAAACTGGAAGATTGCCGGGGTTCCCACATAGGACATCCGGTAGATAGATTTTTCCATCAGAACAAGACCAAACTCACCACCCGTGATACCTTGCACCGCACCACCGTCAGGGATGATCTGGTAGTCGGCCTGATTTGTTGCGGTAGTTGTCCATGCGGTCTCGTCATTGATCCCCGACCATTGGACCTTCTGGGACTCTGTTGAGCTTGTGTACCCGGTCACCACAAAGTCTCGGACCACCGTCAGATAGCGGGCAGTAGGAGCTGCGGCGTCTAAGTCTGCCCAGAGGGTAGAAGTGCCGAGTTGCCAGTATTGCAGGATCTCATCACCGTTAGCCGCGATAAGAACATCGCCAAACTGCGTAAATCTCCACTTCTGCTCAGACGGGGTTGTGTAATTTCCAGCTTTGGATACGTTGTCCAGAGACAGGTCTCCAGAGTCTAGTTTGAATAACTTTGTTGCGCCGCCGGCAAATACCTCTGTTGCGCCGCTAGCAGGGTTTCTACCAGCAATGACGTTGTTTATGTCCTCGGACGCTGCTAAAGAATAGTCTACGGGTGTTCTAAGCGGGCCGTATCCAACTGCCTGCGGGACTACATTTAGGGCTTCTTTCACCACCCCCGTAAGTCCGGGCTGGTCAGGTAGCCATTCTCCAAAATCTATGCGAGCCATGTGTTGTTTCCAGCCGTATTCGTTGTCCAGTTGTTAGACCCTGCGCTTACAGGTGTCCACGAGTTTGTCCCGACACTCACCGAGGTCCAAGTGTTTACCCCTACTGTCGTAGATGTCCAAGTATCGGTACTTACCCCTACGTTTTGCCAATCTTCGCCAAGGATCTTGCCCATCACGGTCATAGATCCAGCGGCAGAAACTTGTGCGCTTGCGGCAAAGGTGGCGTTTCCGGTAACCGTCATGGTCCCAGAGGCAAGGATGTTTGCCACGCCAGAGGCGGTAAAGTTTGCGCTTGCAGAAAACGCCCCAGAAGCCGCTATTGGGGCAGTTGCAGTCCTTACCCTTATGCCCTCGCCAGAAAGGCTACCAGAGGCAGAAATCAGCCCCTCTGCGGTGCGTACACGCTGAATTGCCGCAGACATAGACCCGGTGGCGATAATCTGTATATCAGCCCCAGCAATAACCTCTGCCGAAGCGCTCATGGTTCCGGATGCCGTGATGATGGCCTGCCCACCAACCGTATAGTTTCCAATCGCCGACATTGACCCGGTGGCAGTCATGCTTGCCTGACCGAATGTGGTCTTTATCGCAGATGCGGCCATGCTTCCCGTGGCGGCGATTAGAGCCTCTCCGTTACGGATGGCAAACCCTTCGCCAGCCATAGTTCCGCTAGCGGTGATTAAAGCCTCTGCGGAACGTTGCCTAAACCCAGAGGCGGTTACTGTTGCCGATGCGGTGATGCTTGCAGTGCTGTCAAAAAATATACAGGCGGTTCCCCAGACCTCGCTATCCATTGCAAACTGGATGGTGTCTAAGTTACCGAAGAAGTCTAGATCCTCAAGCGTCCAAGGACCACAGACCTTATCCACATACCATGTTGCGTCCAGAGGATACTGCGGCATCGAATCTAACGTGCCGAGTTGATCGAGCTCCTCTAGGGTGAGCATTAGGCAAGGGTGACGCTAAGAGAGCCGGAAGCAATCTTGAAGATGTCGCCAGACTCAATGGTTTTGGATGTCGTGATGTCTGTATAAAACAACAGGTTTCCAGAGGTAATTGCGTCTAGCAATCCAACGTGAGAGATCGTTCCCCACGAGCCGGTTGCTTGGTCAAACTCCACAGAAGCCGAGTTGGTGCAGACACCGTTAGAAGGCGAGCCAAAGGTTGCAGACTTGCGGGCATAGCCGCTACCCGTACATTCTGTTCCCGTGTTTCCCTCGCCCGGATCGGTGGTGTAAAGACCAACATAGACTGTGGCCGGTGAGTTGTAAGAAGTATTGCGGAGAACGGCGTTAAGCAGGCCATTTTCCAGATAGTTGGACATTTCGGACATAGTTACCTCGAAGTGACGGACATGGTTAAAGGAACACCGGCAAACTCTGAGTTCTGGTCAGAGGTATTGATATTGCTGACAGCGCGGTCATATAACTGCGCCCAGACTTGGACCCGAGCATCGTTCATCAGGTACGGCTCTGCTTCCGCTAGTGCGGCGTATAGCAGGGCATCGGGATAGTTAGCCAAAAACTCGTTGCTTGCCACGCTATCGGACATCGCGGTTGGCTTGAAGTAGTACAGAAGCTCGACCGTGTAGACCTTATCTGGGATGGGAGCAAACTCAAACTCCTGACCCAGCATGGTGTAAAACGCAGGCTTACCCGATGTCTCTGCGTCTGCGTTGCGGGTAAATGCTGACGGTGAGTTATAAGTCAGCGAGATCCGTGGGTTTCCCGACAAATACATATCCCGCATCTCTAAAAAATCAGAGGGGATCTCTACGGTAGAGTCCCCTGCGACGGTACTTGTAGTGACAGACTTCAGCAGCTTCCGGGTGCGGATCTCCCGCGACAGACGGAGTTCTGCCAGCGTGATGAAATCAGGTATCTGGCTGGTCAGGTCGCTGCGCCCAAGATAGTTCGCAACTGCCGTCTTTAGTGAACTGTAACTCGTCAGAGCCATCGTTTTCCTTACTGGCTACTTCGTGCCATCCAAAAGTGTATGAACCGACATGGCCCACGGAGTTAGAAAACTCGTGGTCTACCCATGTCTCAAATCCTGCATCGTGCGCTTTCACGCAAAAGTACACATCCTCGCCGAGTAATTTCTCGCCGGGAAGTTGCTCAAACCAAAACCAAGGGCGTGGTGTTTTCTTAAAAACTTCAGCCTTTACCATCATCACACCACAGCCGATGGCAGTTACACGCTCCAGACCTTTTTTGTCCTTGGAGTTGATCTTCTGCCAGTTGATCGTCTTTTCTTCCTTGTTGATCCAAGCGTTCTTTGCGGTTCCGTGGATCGGCGGGACTCGCGTTGTAGCGTTGGCCCCAACAATGTCTTTGTCTTTAGAGATCAGGTACTCAATCGTATTCTTTGGGAACCGCATATCTGCATCTACCCAAAGGATAT